TTGCCAGCAGTAAGCATTACAGAGGGCGACGTTACATACAATGAAGACGCAAAAGAATGGGTTTACTGCGGAAACGCTGATGAATGGGACAGCATGATCTTTATGATGGCTGACGAAACGATTTATAACATCGAAAGCGACCTTGCAAAAGCAAAATATAATTGCGAGGATGTCGGACCAAATGACACAAGCGTCTTTTCTTCTCAAACAGTGTTTTCCGTTTTAGCAAGATCAGTGGCAGTGCTTAGCAAAGTCATCAAAAAACAGTTCGAAAACTTCGTTAGTGAACACAGCGGAGTAAATACATATATAGCACCGCAAGAATGTTGGTATCCGATTGCAAGAGCACAGAGTAGAGCGTTATACAATGGAAATAACGTTACTCTTCAGCAGCAAGGGATGCAAGCGTGGTGTTCAATGGAAGGAAACCCTGCGTACGCTGACCTTGGATCAGACACGTACAATATTGAAGTTTTATTTGATTGTGCAACGTCATTTAACATTTTTGGCACTCTGGCATTTCCAAACTTAATGCTGCCTGTAGTACTACCAAGCAACAGCCAAGCAACGAAAATCGACTATGGAGAAGCAGAAATTTATGCATATGGTGGAAGAAGTCCTTTGAAAAAATTCCAATTCCCTATCTTCCAATGTCAGCAAGCAGGGGAGGTTTTACAACAAAACTTCCCGTCAAGTTTTATCTTTGATGAAAGAAGGTATGTACCAAAAAAAGTCGGCAATTATTTTCCTTTTAAAATGGAATATCCAACACATGATGGAGGCGGTCAATTAAGTCTTACCACACAAAGCGACGTAAACGAAAAAAATATTGAGAGAATGTTACCTTATGTAGTGGTATCATTTATGGGATAGATCGCTAAACCACTTGAAAACCAACACAACCTATGCTATAATAAAAATATCTTGAAAGGAGATAAAAATCATGGGAAGATTTACTGTTATACCTAAAAACACATTCGACGAGCTGCAAATGGATGCAGGAGTGATCTTAAAGAACTTCAATCCGGCAGCACCGGTAGCACCGAGAGACGAAGATATCGTTTGTGCAACCACAGGCGGAATCACAGTTTCATGTACACCGACTTTCAGCGACCTTGGCGAAGATGTGGACAACTGCCCTGTCAACATGAAAGAGCTGAAGCACTTAGATAGCTGGGATTGCAAGATGAGCTTCACATCTCTTGGTACTTCCGCAGAGAGCATCAGACTGGCACTTGGCGCAGCAGATGTAAACGCAACAAGCGGAGCAATCATCCCGAGAAAGGATCTGAAACAGTCAGACTTCTCCGATCTTTGGTGGGTAGGCGACAAGGCTAATGGTGGAATGGTAGCCGTACAGCTTAAAAACGCACTTTCCACAAGCGGTTTCTCACTGAAAACCACAAAGAACGGCAAAGGCAACGTTTCCGTAGAGCTGACAGGTCATGTGAGCATTGAAAACCAGGCTGTTATGCCGATGGCTTTCTACAGCTCTGATGAAGCAGTTTTCACTGTTACATTCAACAGCAACGGCGGCACACCTGTTGACACTCAGTATGTAGCAGACGGTGGATATGCAACCGAACCGGAAGATCCAACAATGCAGGGTTACGATTTCGACGGATGGTACACAGACGCAGCTTTCACCACGCCTTGGGACTTCGCTGTAAACACAGTAACAGAAGACACCACACTCTTTGCAAAGTGGGTTGAAGCCTAAATGTTTCACGTGAAACATTAAGGATTAAAAGTTAAAAAACAGTGCAAAATCCGGTTAATCTCTATATATATAATATATAGGGATTAACTGGAAAAATGATACAAATGTAACTTTTAACTATGGAGGGTAAAAATTATGGAGAACAAAAAGTTAGAGAAGACACTTGCAAATTGTAAACCGTCTGAGTTTATTTCACAGACGGCAAAAATCAAAAAAGCAGTAAAGAGATGGATGGATCTTACGCATATTGCGGAGATTAGAGCAAAGAAACCGGTATATGAAAGCTTTCAACCGGGTGCAACAGCAGAAGAGAAAAAAGCCGTCATAGAAAGAAACGCACAGGCACAAAGACGGCAGGCTATGGAGAATTTCTCCGAAATAGTCGATCAGATGCTGGAAGAGCACCCGGATGAAACATTGAAAGTTTTAGCCCTTTGCTGCTTTGTAGAACCGGAAAATGTGGATGACTATCCGGTTGGCGAGTACCTTAGATCTATGATGGAACTGTTTAATGATGAAGCTGTTGTCGGTTTTTTTACTTTACTGGTACAGCTGGGGAACAAGAATGGCTAAATGGTCTCGAATCATTAAACTTCAATCTTGTTGAAATTTGCGGACGCGGTTACGTAGTGGAACACTGCGTAGCCGCTTTTTTAGAAAAGCAAAAAGAAAAGTTGTATCAGGTATATATGACAGACGCAATGAAAATGATTGCGGAAAATACCGCAAACTTTGGAGGCGGAAAATCGCCAACAATTCGATTTATAGAAAAGTTGGAAAATCTCGAAAATCCGAAACCGGAAGAGGAAGAAAAGACAGCAGAAGAAATTATAGATCACATAAAAGGGAAGCTCGCCAAAATGTGAGGGCGAATAAATGGACGTTTTTGATTTAGTAGCAAAATTAAGCCTTGATGATAGCGAGGCAGAAAAAGGATTATCTGGTTTTGCCGATAAAGCGGGATCGCTTTTAGGTGGAGCAGCAAAAGCAGCGGCAGGAGCAATGGCGGCTGCTACTACTGCTGTTGTTGGTTTTACAGGTGCAGCAGTAAAAGTCGGATCATCTTTTGATAGTTCTATGTCGCAAGTAGCGGCAACTATGGGGACTACAGTTGATCAAATAGGTGAATTAAGAGATTTTGCACAGGAGATGGGTGCAAAAACATCTTTTAGTGCAAGCCAGGCAGCAGATGCTTTAAACTATATGGCATTAGCCGGATATGACGCCGAAAAGTCTATGGCAATGCTTCCTAATGTTCTGAATCTTGCAGCAGCAGGCGGAATGGAACTGGCAGAAGCATCCGATATGGTAACAGATGCGTCTTCAGCTCTTGGACTTACTACGGAAGAAACTACAGCTCTTGTAGATAAAATGGCGGCAGCTTCCAGCAAGTCCAACACCAGCGTTGCACAACTTGGAGCGGCTATGCTTGCCGTAGGTGGTACGGCGAAGAGCATGGCAGGCGGAACAACAGAAATTTCAACAGCACTCGGTATCCTTGCAGATAATGGTACAAAAGGAGCAGAGGGCGGTACTGCTCTTCGTAATGTGCTTTTAGGAATACAAGGCGATAAATTCGAAAAGACGTTCGGCGCACTTGGAGTTTCCGCATACGATGCAGACGGAAATCTAAGACCGCTGAAAGATACTCTTGCAGATATGAACGATGCTATGGCAGGCATGACAGAGCAAGAGAAAACAGATATAATTTCCAAAACCTTCAATAAAGCAGACCTTAAAAATGTCAATGCTTTGCTTTCCACTACAACAGAAAGATGGGATGAACTTTCCGGAGCAATAGATGGAAGCGCAGGAGCAGCGCAAAAAATGGCAGACACCCAGCTTGATAATCTGGAAGGTGATATCACAAAACTCGGATCGGCATGGGAAGGCTTGCAGATAAAAATATCTGATAAAGTAACACCGTCGCTTCGTGAATTTGTTCAATTCGGAACGGCAGGTATTTCACGTATAACAGATGCAATTGAAAGCGGTGGAATATCAGGAGCATTCGAAGAGTTAGGTAATATTTTATCAGAAGGACTTGGTAAGATTACGGAAGCAGTCCCTGACGTGATAGATATAGCAGGAAAGCTGCTCGAAGCTCTGGCACAAGGTTTTTCAGACAATATAGAAGTCATCATAACAGCAGCCGGAGATATAGCCTTGCAACTACTACGCGGCCTTGTTGATGCAACAAATGGAGAAGGAAGCGGCACAATAGGGAAAATTATTTCAGCCCTTTCTGCATTTTTCGAAGAGCACGGCGAAGAAATGTTAGGGCTCGGAAAACAACTTCTTTTAAACATTTTTAACGGTATCACAAGCAATATAAAAAGCGCAGTTGGAGGCCTTGTAAACTTAATTTCCGGAATAGCCGGATGGCTTTCAGAAGAAGGGAACTTATCAGATTTGGTAGGAGCGGCGGTCTCTATCGTAACAACCCTCGCAACAGCTATTTCAGATAATGCAACAGAACTTGGAGCCAGTGCAGCTGACCTTGTTGTAGCCCTGGCAGAAGCGATAATAGAGCATGCACCGGATTTGATCCCGGCAGCGATAGAACTCGTTGTTGCTCTTGCAGACGGCGTATATGGAGCACGCGACAAGCTCGGAGAAAAAGGACCGGATTTAATCACAGCACTTGCCAAAGGAATAAAAAGTGCATTACAAAAAATATATAACCTTGGACCGGAAACAATCAATAAATTTATTGATGGAATTCAAACATTCCTTCCTAATTTAATTCCTGCTGGTGGGAATTTTATCATCAATCTCGTACAGGGAATCAGCCAGCATTGGGGTGAGATCAAAACAGCAGCAACCCAAACCGTAAATTATTTTGGCGAACAAATTAAAGCCACAATATCACAAGCAAAAACATGGGGTGCTGATATGATCAACAACTTTGTGGCTGGTATCAAAGAAAAATGGGATGCTTTGAAAGGCGCAGTAGGAAATGTTGCCCAGGGTATCAAAAATAAGTTAGGTCACTCTCACCCGGTAGAAGGACCACTTGCGGACGACTATAAATGGATGCCAGATATGATGGATCTGTTTATTGAGGGTATCGAAAACAATAAGAACCGGTTGTTCCGTACTGTAGAAAATGTGTTCGATTTTGGCGAAATGATAACACCACCGAGCGAAAGCATTTTTTCCGGATCATATAGAACTACACAAGGAAGCGTACCGGAAAAAGAGGTTACAGTAATTTTGCAACTTGACAAAACGCAACTCGGAAAAACTGTATTTAAGCTCAATAATGAAGAGAGCAGAAGAATCGGGGTGAATTTGGTAAATGCTTAACGGAATAATTGTTGATGGAAATGAATACGATATGGTGGCGTCAGTAAAGCGGACTGCGAAGATTACGCAGTCCGACGCTTCCGGTATGATGCTTGACAAGCACTATCACAACGACATTATAGCAACCTACTTTGAATATGATGTAGATTTAGCAGTACCAACAGGCAAAGAGTACGAATACACAGTGCTTTATAATATTTTGACCAGCCCGGTCAGCGAGCATGATTTTATACTGCCTTACAACCAAGGGTGGTTGAAGTTGAAAGCGAGAGTAGAGCAAGTGAAAGATGAGTACTACAAAGATGAGATCAGAACAGATGGACAAGATCCTGTAAGAGTATGGAGAAAAACAAGATTTACGATAGTAGCAACAGAGCCATCGAGGTAATAATATGAAAATCACGATAGGAAACCAGACATATACAGAAATATTTGATATCACGTTTGCGCCG